TATGAATAAGCAGTTGAGGTGGGATCATTTACTACAAATGATGAGCAAAATACAGACGTTGGGCGCACTCTCTATCGTCTTGTTTTCTTTAGGACTAAGGGTTTTTGCTGTTCTGCAAGGGGTAAAAAGTGTCTGAATTACATAACAGAGAAACTAATTTTCCTGCATCTGGCGATGACCAGAAGATAAGTTTGCGTAATTCTAAATATAAACAGTTTGATTATGATTATGTTTTAGATCTAAAAAACAATCATAAGAGTATCTGGAGCGCAGGTGGCAACACAAGGGGTAGTGATGCCTTTACCTTATGGGGCAGAGCCAGGCAAGGATCTGAAACACAAGGCGTTCTAGATTGGATAAAAGAACGCGAAGCCTGGGCGGCCAGACACAGTGTTAACGATGGCAATGCTTTCGTTGGAACAGACAAAGAACCTAACGTGTCAAATGTTGCAGGCATTGTAGCCTTGATGAAATGGGGTGTAGTAAACTCAAAGTTAGGTACAGGTGGAATGAAAAAAATCATCAATCAGCTTAAACGTAAGTTAGCTGATAGAGGTGAAACAGTTTTTATAGAGGAATCTATAGAAAGCGAGCCTAACGGCTCTAATTTAAAACTTAAATCCAAGGAGACAGATATGGACGAAAGAACGGAAGAACGTCACATACTAGCTGTAGAAGAAGATGCTGATTCTTACAACGTAAAGTTTGCAAAAGCAGAAATTGTAGAAGATATAGAATCTAATTCATACGGCGATGATGAAGACGAGGATAAGCGTTTTGACAAAGACGAGACCAACTACCGTTCCATTGATTTATCCAGGGCAGAAATGATTAATGAGGACAAAAGAACTGTACGCATTGCTCTTTCTTCTGAGGAACCTGTGGAACGTAGTTTTGGAATGGAGGTGCTAGACCATTCCCCTGGCTCAGTTGATATGAGTTGGGCAAGAAGCGGCAATATGCCTGTTTTACTAGACCATGATACGACTAGGCAAGTAGGTATTGTTGAGGATTTTAATTTAGACGGTGCTACTAATAGGACATTAGCAACGGTGCGTTTCGGAAGAAGCGAACTAGCACAAGAAACCTGGAACGATGTTTTGGACGGTATTAAGCGTTCAGTAAGTGTCGGCTACAGAATTAACTCTATGGTAAGAGATGAATCTGCGGAAGACACAACCTATAGGGCCAATTGGACTCCTATGGAAGCAAGCCTAGTTTCACTTCCTGCTGACACAAACCCTATGGTGGGTGTTGCCAGGTCAAAAGATAGTGCAGAGGCGCAAGCCCCTGTTGATATAAACAATTCTATTAAGGAAAAAACAATGGAAGAAAATAAAACTCCAGAAGTTGATTTAGATGCTCTTAGATCTGAAACCGCAGTAAGCGTAAGATCTGAGGTCGCTAAAGAAGCAAAGGAAATACTAGCATTAGCTACTAAACACCATAAACGTGATTTAGCTGATGTATCAATAGCGGAAGGACATTCACTAGAGCAATTTAGAGGACTACTTCTTAATCAAATAGCAGACGATAAGCCACTTGAAACACCAGTAGCAGAAGTTGGACTAAACGACAGAGAAAGAGGAAGTTATTCTTTCTTAAATGCGATTAGAGCGGCATCTAGCGGTGACTGGTCAAAAGCAGGACTAGAAAGAGAGATTTCTAATGAAATCGCATCTAGAACTGGTAAAGAAGCTAGAGGTTTTTACTTACCTATGGACATAGGTTGGGGCCAAAGGGATCAAACTGTTGGCACTAACTCACAAGGTGGGTTCTTAAAAGGAACAGAACACCTGGCTAATGAGTTCATCGGTGAAGTCTATGCAAACTCAGTTGTTGCACAATTAGGCGGCAGAGTTATGACTGGTTTACAAGGTGATATTGCGATTCCAAAGCTATCTGCATCTGTGACTAACACAGCTTTTGTTGCAGAAGGCGCGGCACCAAGTGAAGGCGCGGCAACTTTTGCGCAAGTCACAATGGCACCTAAGACTTTAGCCACATACGTTGACTACACAAGAAAACTAGCATTGCAATCGGATCCTTCTGTTGAGCAAATACTAAGAAATGACGTAGTTCAAACTATGGCTTCTAAAATAGACCAAGTTGCTTTAAATGGCGGCGGTTCTAATGAGCCTTCTGGTATCTTGCAAGAGTCAGACACTCAGGTTGTTGCCATAGGTACTAACGGTGGAGCTGTTACTTACGCCAAGATCGTAGACATGGAAGCGGCTATACAGAACGACAATGCTTTAACAGGTACTTTAAACTTTGCAACGACTCCTGGAGTACAAGGTGCAATGAGACAAATACCAAGACAGGGTTCAGGTGTTGAAGGTAACTTTATCCTAAACGATAGCAACTCTATCTTAGGACACAACGTAACTGTTTCAACTAACGTACCTAGTACCCTAACTAAAGGATCTACATCTGGATCTTGCCACGCACTTATCTTAGGTGACTTTGGCCAAGTAATGATGGGATTCTGGTCAGGTGTTGATGTAGTTGTTGACTCTTCAACATTAAGCACTTCTGGTGGAACTAGAATCGCGTTCTTCCAAGATGTTGATGTTGCAGTAAGAATACCAAATGCGTTCTGCGCTATTAAGGATATTACTGTCTAATTATTTTGATTTGAGGGGAGTTCGCTCCCCTCTCTCAAAGGAGTAAATAATGTCACAAATAAAAATGGAACAAGATGCCTTCATTAGAGGAATCATGCGCAAGAAAAATGACGTTGTAGAAGTGTCTTCTGCGGAAGCAAGACAATTCACAAGCAACGGCACAGCAAGCGATGTTTCTGATAAACCAGAAAAGACAGCTACTAAAGCAGTCAAAAAGGCACCTAACAAAAAGGCTAAGTAATGGTACTTGAATCGTCAGCAGATTTAGCAGGTTACTTTGATACAGATGCACATGGTACTGCGGCCACTATCACTATAAATGGTAGCGGTTCCAGTATTAACGTCATTTTAAACAAAGAATACTTTGCTATAGATCCTGGATTGGGCATGGAAGTTGAAGGAACACAACCTGTATGCACAGGAAGATCCGCAGACATGACCAATGTAGAGATCGGCGATACGATTCTAATCAGTTCTGTTACTTATAATATTATCAATGTTCAGCCAGATGGCGTAGGTGTTACTGCGTTAGTCTTAGAGGAGCAATAGTGTCACACGTCAGGCAACAATTAAGAGAAAGAGCGGCTACAACCCTTACAGGGTTGACCACTACTGCATCTAGAGTTTACCAATCAAGAGTTTACCCTCTTGGAGCGGCTAACTTGCCTGGTTTATTGATCTATACCAAATCTGAGGATAGCGAAGCGGTAACTATGTCAGGGGCGAGAACACTTTTAAGAAACTTATCTTTAGTTATTGAAGGCTATGTAAAAGCAGTTAGTAATTATGACGATACTGTAGACACGATAGCAAAAGAAGTAGAAACGGCTATGGGTAATGACGTCACGCTTAACAGCCTGGCTAAAAACTCTTATCTAGAATCTACTGAAATTGAATATGACGGCGAAGGTGAAAAACCATTAGCTGTGATATCACTAACGTACAGAGTTGAATACATGACTAAAGAAAATGCACCACAAACGGCGGTGTAAGGAGTAGATATGGCAGTTTTATATTCTCCAAATGGCAAAGATAGCATTGATGCACACGTAAGCCAGGTGGAGTATTTAATTAGTAAAGGTTGGACTGAGGAGAAATCCAAGTCTGTAAGTAAAAAAAATAAAAATAGCGAGGAATAGAAATGGCAACACACGCAGGAAAAGAAGGCTTAGTAAAAGTAGGCTCAAACACAGTAGCGGAAGTTCGCACCTGGACTATCAACACAAATGCAGATGTTATAGAAGATACAGCTATGGGAGATACGGCAAGAACGTACCTTTCAGGTTTAACTTCTGCTGATGCTTCAGTTGATGTTTTTTGGGATGAGACAGATACAAATGGTCAGGTTGCATTAGCACCCGGATCTTCTGTAACTTTAGTTTTATATCCAGAAGGCGGCGATAGTGGTGATACTTATTACACTGGTACGGCAATCGTAACTTCAAAATCCATAACAGGATCTTTTGATGGAATGGTTGAAGCTAGTATAAGTGCTACCTACACAGGCGCAGTAACAACAGCAACGGTGTAACAACATGAGCGCAATAGATAGAGCGGTCGCCCACTTCAACGAAATAGAGATTAGATCTCTTAGCGTTGAAGAATGGGGCGATGAGAGTGGCCCATTAGTCATCTATGCAAAACCATTAACATTAAACGAAAGTCAAAAGTTATATAAGTTATCTAAGAATAATGAATTGGAGCTGTTGGCCTATGCCTTAATCCATAAGGCTATAGACAGCAACGGTGACAAGATGTTTACGATGGACGATAAACACAAACTTTTGAATAACGTAGATGTAACAGTTATGACAAAAGTTGGTTCCTGGATTATGGGTACTGACGATATGGAGACTGCTGAAAAAAAATAAGTGCTGATGCGGATCTATTCGCCCAATACGCATTGGCAGACAGGTTAGGTAAAACACTTGAGGAGTTAGGGGCGATAACAGTAGATGAGTTTGTCGGTTGGATGGCATATTTAAAAATATTAGAGGATAAAAATAAGCGTGGATAAGTTTAAGATGGTGATAAGTGCTGTTGATAAGTTCAGCGCACCACTAAAAAAAGCAACCGCAATGATCGGTAAGTTAGGATCTGTAGCCGCAGGAGTCGGCAAGGGCCTGGCTAAAGTAGCCGTAGGTTTAACCGCCGCAGTAGGAGCCGTATCCTTAGTAGTAGCCAAGTATGTAGGTATGCTTGATGCAATCGGTAAAACGTCAGAAAAGTTAGGTATAGATCCTTTATTTCTACAGAAATTAAGATTTGCGGCAGAGCAAACAGGTGTCCAGGTAAGGGCATTGGATATGGGCCTACAAAGGTTCATAAGGAGAACCGCAGAAGCCGCCAGGGGTACTGGTGAAGCAAAACAAGCATTGGCAGATCTAAACATTGCGTTATTTGATAGCGATGGAAGATTACGAGATGTAGAAAGTGTACTTTTTGACGTAGCAGATGCCATACAAAACACAACAGATGCAGGCGAACAAGTCAGATTAGCGTTTAAGTTTTTTGACTCAGAAGGTGTTGCCTTAGTATCTACACTAAAACAAGGATCAGAAGGCTTACGTAATTTCTTTGAAGAAGCAGAAAACTTAGGTTTGCTTATTAGCAGAGATACAATCAAAAAAGCTGAACAATTTGCAGACAGTATCAACCGCGTTAAGAAACAAGTAAACGCAATAGCCTCTGGTATTGTAGGTGCGTTTTTGCCTGCTTTAGATCAACTTTCTAGTAAATTAACTAATACATTAAGCGCAGGCAGAGATGTAGACGGTACTTTTGATAGTTTGGGTAAAACTATTGCAACGACAATGGTCAACGGCCTGGCAGATGCAATTATTGTAGTTGGACAATTCGGCGATACTATTGAAGAAGTCTTTGTAGGTATAAATAATTCTTTTGTCCAATTTCAAGTAACCTTACTTAATGCTTTAAATGATTTGCCTTTTGTAGCTATTGAATTAGAAAAAATTACAGAGGTACAAAGTCAATTTTTAACAGTCACAGGTGAGGCAGGAAAAACCGCTAATCTTTTTGCAGAAAAAATTAGAAAACTTGGGTTAGATTCTATAAATGCCACCACACAAGTTAATGAAGTCAAAGATGCTGTAGAAAGTTTAGGTGAAAGTTTTCCTTCCTTAGAAAAATTTGGTGAAGGATTTTTTACCATCTTTGATGGTGGTGCAAGTAAGTTTGAAGATCTAAAAAAACTTGGTGAAGACGTTGGTAAAACTTTAGAAACAGGTTTAACAGATGCGTTTATGAACATAGGTAAAGGCGCAGAAGGTTTAAAAGACACTATGGATAATATCTTAAAGCAGATAATTGCAGAACTTATAAGAGTAACAATAATACAAAGCATTGTTGGAGCTGTTACTGGATTCTTTGGTTTCGGTGGTGCTAGAGCAAAAGGCGGCCCAGTTACAGGCGGTAGACCTTATTTAGTTGGTGAACAAGGCCCAGAATTATTTGTACCAGGACAAAGCGGCGGCATAGTACCAAACAACAGCCTAGCTATGGCAGGCGCAAGCGGTGGATCTACAAACATTAACATTACATATGACATCAAAGCGTTTGATGCAAAAGATGCTACAGCCGCTATAGCAGAACAGGCACCAACTATTGTAGGTATCGTAGAACAGTCATTTAGAAAACGCGGTAAAAGAGGGCCATTAGGATGAGCGGAACATTCCCAAGCACACCTGCACCTGTAAGCATTGAGGTGCAAAGCATAGAACCAACACTTGTCAGCGTTGCTAATAATTTGCGTAGGCAGGTTAGATCTAGGGGCGGACAAAGATGGTTGTTTAAATGTAGTTTCCCACCATTAGCCAGAGCAGAATTTGATCCTATATTTGCATTTAGTATTGCTCAACGCGGACAGTTTGAAACGTTCACCTGGGTGCCTACGACAATAGGCACAACAAGAGGCAGTTCAAGTGAGACACCTGTTGTCAATGCGGCATTAGAAGCGGGAGTCTCTACAGGTACAGTTGATGGTTTAACGGCAAGCACATCTAATATTTTAAGATCTGGAGATTTCTTCAAATTTTCAGGCCATACAAAAGTTTATATGGCTACAGCAGATATGAGCAGTAACGGATCTGGTGTCGCTACGATTAATTTTGCACCTAGATTAGATAGTGCTGTTGCAGATAACGAAACATTAACAATAGCATCTGTTCCCTTCCAGGTTGCTTTCGGTAGTGACGTTAGACAATACACAACCGATGCTTCTGCTTACTATCAATATGAAATAGATCTTGTTGAGGTTACATAGATGGCAAATAGAGGAAGCACTACAGCCTTTCAAACTGAGATTAAAAAAGATCAATCTCATCCCTTACATCTAATAGAGATCTATTTAGACAGTGCTACTTATTATGTTACTGATAATTTTAGAGACGTAACTTATAGCAGTAACACTTATACAGCTTTAGGATTCTTTTTAAACTTTGATCCAATAGAAGAATCGGCGGCTATAAACGCATCAAAAATAACTTTAGGCTTATCTGGTGTAGATCAACAATACACCAATCTGTTTTTGACCGAGAACTATGTTGATAGGCGCGTAGTTATCAGAAAAGCCTTTATTAGTACGGCAAATGCTTTAATTGCGGATCCTGTAATTATCTTTGATGGCAGAATGGATAATCCTATTATTACAGAGGACACAGATACAGGATTGGCAAGTATTGGTGTGACTGTTTCAAATCAATTTGTAGATTTTGAAAAAACACCAGGACGATACACAAACCACGAAAATCAACAGCTACATTATCCAGGCGATAATGGTTTTATATACGCTTCACAAATCATCAAAGACATAGTTTGGGGATCTGAGTTTAACGCAGGCAACAGAGTAGCAGGCGCAGGATCCTTAACAGGTGATTTAACAGGTGCATCATACTCAAACACAGGCGGTATAGGATCTGAATCATTAGTGGTTACTAATCCCTGGGGCAATCCAATATTAATAGATCCAGATCTAGGTGACAGAATATACATGAACATAGCAGAGCATGGATTAAGCACAGGTGATACCGTTGATATAGATGGTGCTGAAAGCACAACAGAAGTGCCTGCATCGTCAATTAACGGTGAAAAGACAATTACCGTAGACGATGATAATGTTTTCTATTTTGATATAGATGAAGATGTAACTGTTGTAGAGAATTTTGCAGGTGGTAGAAGTCTTACTATCTATAAAGAGCCACCTGTTGTCACAGGGTTAAAAACAGAAACCACAACAAACAAAGAACACTTATTAGAGGTGCTAGATCCAACGGAAACAACTAAGGTTGGAGATTACATAAAACTTACTAATACAGGTGACATTGGCGGCATTGCAGAAATAGATTTGAGTGATAAGACTTTTTTAGTTAAAGAAGTGGCAAGCAACGGTGTAACCACTGCAAAAATTGCTATAGAAAAAGAAGTTAAAACTACAGCACCACCCATATCAACTGATACTGCGGTTGCTAATACCGTTACAGTCAATATAGCGGATCACGAATTTAATGTAGGAGATCTAGTAGCTATAGCAGGTGCGGTAGCTGTGGGCGGTGTTGCCGCTTCTAGTATTAATGGCAATAAAACCATTGCATCAATAAAGGACAACAACGCAGTAAATATAACTGTAACAGATTCAGTAACCAGTACCGTGAATAACGGTGGAGGTGACGGCGTTACTATAGATGGTTTGTCACCCAATAGCCCATTTGTAGCAACGATTTCAGGAAGTACAACCGTCACCTTTCACCACACTGCACACGGTTTAGCCGTAGGCGATACAGTTTCTATAACAGGCAGTACGTCAGTTGGTGGCATACCTTCTACGACACTTAACAAAACACACACAGTAGCAAGCGTTCCAAATGCAAACAGCTTTACCGTTACAGTAGATACAGCCGCTACATCTACTGCCGTTGGCGGTGGTGCTTATGTTTATGTAAGGCTACCTGTAAAAGCTACAAGTGCGGCGAGAGGTGGTAAAAAAAATACAACAGTTGAATTTGCAGTAGCCAGGCCAGGATCAGGCTATATGCTTGCAGTACCAGAATGAAGGATTTAGAAACCATAGCATTTGTACAGAAAGAACTAGATACCCCATTTGCATGGGGTACTAATGACTGTAATACCTTAGTGCTGAAATATTTGGATGAGGTATGGGGCAAAGATGTTTTAAGTATGATTTACGGTAAATACAAAACAAAGACAGGCGCAATAAAATTTAATGCTAAACAAAAATATACTTTTACAGATGGCATTATTGAAGAATTAGATGCAGTAAGGCTACCGTCAAAATTAGCTAGAACTGGTGACATCTTAATAGTACACAGTAAGGGTTATGAAATGGGGCATATATGCACAGGGACAAGTGTTTTATCAGTACCAGAAGAAGGAAAAACATCTTTGATAAAAATACAAGATTTTAGCTTCTATAACTGGGCATTGAGGATTATCTGATGGGTGCCGCAGTCAATTTTGTAGCAGGTGTAATTAGTTTCTTTTCTAGATTAGCTTTTGTAGCAGGTGCAAGCATTGTAGGCCAACAGGTTATTGGTTATGTAGCTGCCGCCGCGTTCTTCTACTCAGCAGGCAGTTATGTCAACAGCTTATTTAAGATCCCAGAAATTGGACTAGCGCAACAAGGCGCAACAGTTTTAAGCAACAGCAGATCTAGCTCTGCCCCTTTACCTGTCATATACGGTGCAAGGCGCGTAGGTGGTGTACAAGTATTTGTAGGCACATCGCCAGGTTATCCAATACCAGGTGATCCAAATTCTGTAGAAGAAATACAGGAAAACGAATGGTTGAATATGGTCATTGCACTATGCGAAGGCCCAATAGGTTCTATAAAAAAAGTATATGCCAATAATGTAGAAATCTGGCCGCAAATGGATGACAGGTTTAAAGGTAAGGCAAATATTTCAGTACACAGGGGCGAACCAACACAAGCGGCAGATGCAGACATAATAAGTGTAGCCAATAAAGGCGGAACCTTTACTTGGGACTCTACTTACAAGCTAAGTGGTGTTGCTTATTTATTTGTAGGGCTAGAAGCAAGTAGCGAAGTTTGGGGATCTGGTGTGCCTACTATAAACGCTGATATTTTAGGTAAGGTAGTAGAAGACACTAGATCTACTTATTCTGGTACTGCTTTTTCTATTGAAAGATACAGTAACAACCCTGCCCTTTGTATAAGAGATTATTTATTAAACACAACTTACGGTAAGGGTATTCCTAGTAGTCAAATTGGCAATACGTCATTTGAAGCGGCGGCTAACTATTGTGATGAAAGAATAACTATCACTAAAGATGATGGCACTACCATTACACAAAAAAGATTTACTATGAATGGTGTTGTCACTGTTGGTGAAACAAGCATGGACATACTTAACAAGATGCTTACATCTTGTAGGGGTATGCTTGTTTTTAGTGGTGGTTTTTATAAATTAATTATAGATAAGCCAGAATCAGCATCATTAACTTTTGATGAATCTACAATAATGCCTAATTTTAATATTACGTTACCTGGCAAAGCTAGTTTAGCGAACAGAGTACAAGCTAATTTCTTTAATCCTGAAAACGAATGGCAATCTGATTTTGTTTATTCAGAAAGTTCTACATATAAAACACAAGACAACGGCTTGCTACTAGAGAGAAAAATAGAACTTCCCTTTACTGCTGATTACTACCAATCACAAATGATTGCAGAGCAGGTACTAAAGCAAAGCAGACAAGGCATAGTTATTGAATTTAACACCACACAAGAAGGGTTGTTAGCAGAGGTCGGCGATGTTATCTACATAAAGTTAGATGCGCCTGGATGGTCAACGCTAAACAGTGGCGCAGGTAAATTATTTAGAGTCATACAGATTAGCATTGAAAACAATGATGAAATTGGAATAGTTGCAAGGGAATACGATGCAGATGTTTACACAGTTGGCACAGCAAAAACTTTTGACACCGCACCCAATACAAATCTTCCTGCTTTAAATGAAGTTTTAGAACCTACAAACGCAACAGCAACAGAAACATTGTTTTTTAATGATCCAAAAATTACTAATAGAATTACTGTAAATTGGGCCGCATCTTTATCACCTTATTTAAAACATTATGAAGTCGCATATATACAAGGTCGCACTAATCAAACTTATATACAGGCAGGAACGGTTACAGGCAGACAATTTACTATAGACAATCTGGATCCTGGCGTTTATCAATTTGCAATTAGAGCTGTCAATACAGGGGGGTTTCTATCAAACTACACAACTGTTTTGATCAATGCAAAAGGGACAAGTACGTTACCTGCTGTTAATGCTCCTGGTATAACTGGCGTAGTTGAATCACTTATAACTACAACAGCAGGTTCAGGCGTCAAAGCTAAAGCGGTTCTTTCCTGGGTTGCACAAAGCAACACAGACTGGGAAGCGTTGGGTGTGTATATAGAAAGTTATGAGGTTGAATATAAACTTACTTCTGAACCTACAAACTTTGAACGATTAGGATCTGCAACAGGCACTTTCTTTGAATTCTTTGATATTGCACCCGGCAATTATGATTTTAGAGTACGTGCTGTAAATGATGCAGGTATTAAATCATCTTACGCAACTACTACAGCAGAGATTACAGGACTGAGTGCCGCACCTGCTAACGTAACTAACTTCTATCTAAGAGCAGAAAGCACACAAGCCAACTTGTCCTGGACACCCACTACAGATCTAGATGTTAAGGTTGGTGGTACGTTTGAGATAAGACACAGCGTGGCAACAAGCGGTGCAACTTGGGGTACGTCATTAAAAATAGGATCTGATGTACCAGGATCTTCTAACGCGGCTTCAATGCCATTATTGGTAGGTACTTATTTAATCAAAGCTGTAGATTCAACAGGTAATAAA